AATCATCTTTAGAAACATATTCGTGAGGCATATCCCTTACATCATTGTCCAGGCGCTCTATTGCTTTTGTGATGTTGTTGAGTACCCATCCACCGAAGAAGGCAGCCAGACCAAGAATGACGTCGTAGACTTGTTGTGTTTCCATTAGACAGCGTAGTAAGGCACTTTTACCACTGTGCCGTTGAGGTCAACTGAAATGAATCCAGCGGGTTGAAGAGGCAAACTTGCTGTGCCATAGGTTGCTGTTGCTGCAGTTGTGGCATTGATATTTGTACTGGTGACGTTAATGTTTCCAGAAGTAATTGTGACATTGGGCAAACTAACATTTCCCAGGCTGGATACCGTACTTCCTAAAGTAACAGCTGTATTGCCTATAGTGGCAGAACTGTTGCTCAGAAAGTTGTTTGGAAATGTAGTTGCAACGCTAGATATAGTGGTGTTTGTTAGCGTTACATTACCTAGACTTGTTACAGTTGAACCTAATGCAACAGTGGTATTACCAATAACAGCACTATTGCTAGAAAGGTTGCCAGATGGAAATGTTCCACTTTGGATAGTTACATTTGCTAAAGTTAAATTGCCTACATTAGAAGTTGTACCTCCTAATGTAATGGTGGCATTTCCTAGAGTTGCTGTGCTGTTTGATAACTGGTTATTTGTAATACTTCCTAATGTTCCACCTAACGTCAAGTTGCCAGACGTAGTTACATTACCTGTTAAGGTGATACCGTTAACAGTCCCCGCACCCTGTACTTGCGTGACTGTCCCTGTACCTCCACCACCACCACCAGATACTGTCTTTAACATGATTACATCCCATCACCTGGAGTTATATAAACACTTGCATTTGCTGATGCTGTTGTGCCTGTGAAGTAAGCATTAGGGACAAACGTCAGAATCTCATCTGTACCCGCTAAAAGAGGGTAGGCTGGTCCTGTAGACGTTACAACTGGTGAGTTGTTGGTAGCATCTGACGAGGCAATACCATAACCTAGAAACACCGTTACAGACCCAGCATTGATGATCCTGTACTGATTACCACCAAGGGTAGTAGATAAGCATTGCACAGGAGTAGGAGCTGTTGCTGCAGCCAGGAAGACTACAGTGTTACCCGTTCTGGTAAAGGCATTGGTACTCATTTATGCCCCTAGTTTTGCTTGATTTGCTTCTATCATTGCTCTGTAAGCTGATTTAACTTCATCTGTCCATGCAGTATTGCAAATAGCTTTTACGCTATCAGGAACACCAGTTAAGTCTTGTTCAGGTGTTAATGATGAACGATGGTAAGTTTTACTAAGTTCATTGCCATCTTCCATGATGCGGGTGGCTTCACGATATAGAACAACACCATATTCAGTTACGGTAATTTGATCCACAACCGTTGTTTTAGTTAAAGACATTTTTATCTCCTTTAGTTAAGTGTCCAATTTAATAATTTAATCAAGTTAATTTGCAGAAATATAACAACCAGCAAAATACAAAGTATTTTGATAAGCACCTGTTGCTACATTTGAGGAACTTGCATAAGCAAAATCACCATTAGATGTTGCCCTTGTTGTTAAATAACCAATTGTTGAACCAGATACAGTTAATAAACCTGCTGGAACATTTGAACCACCCCAAGATGAAGCATAAGCTATTGATAATGATGAATATGCACTTGTACCATTTCCACCTTGTGAACTTGTTGACATAGTAAAAGGAAAATTTCCTACTGTAAGAATTCCTGTTGGAGAGCCTATTACAATTGCTAAAGTTCTAATTGAACCTTGAACAAAAACATTTTTACCAATTTTTACATATTTTGCTTGTGTATCTGCATCATAAGTAATTGATGTAAATCCAGTACCACCTGGCACTAAAGTAGGAGTCCAAGTTCCTGTTTCATAATCATCTAGTGTGTTAACGTTTGATGATGCTGATTGAGTTGCGGGGAATGTTATACCAGAACCGCTTGCTGAAGGAGTTGCAGCGCCAACGCCTAACGTAGTTCCAACTTGCATAGTACCTGTCGTACTTAAATTAGTTCCATTAAAAGTAAGTGCAGACCCAGTAGCCAACGTACTTGTAGTAGGTGCGTACACTACCGCATTTGCAGTAAATGCAGAACTGTTTCCTGTTCCACCTTGGGTAACTGTAATAGGTGAAGACACACTGGTGATGGTCACATTTGCCATAGTGACGTTGCCTAAAGTGGTTGCCGTGTTCCCCAGTTGTATCGCTACATTGCCAATTGTGATAGGTGTAGAGAAGTTGTTGTCCAGGTTGGACAAGGGAATTGCACTTGTTGCATTTGCAAAAACGTATGGAACTGCCATTTTAGAACCTCACTCTTAATTCATGTTCAAACTCAAATGTATTGACAATAAATCCAGCGGAATTACTGGTTTGCGTCAACCCCAAATATTTACCGTACTGCTCTGCATCTGATTTGTACAGTACATAACCTTGCGAAGTAACCCAAATTATCGTTTGAGAACTATTATTTGTCCAACCTATTGGATTAAACAAATAGTTTGTCCAACCTATAGCATTTGACAATGTATAAGGTGGACTAGACCCACTTTCTGAGTCCACAGTGACGTTTAAAGTACCACCCTGGGACAAAGTAGCCTCTACCGCAAATTTCAGCGCTTGTTTCGTTCTGATGGGATCTCCCATCTCATTCAAGGCAGTCTGGATATAACTGCTGATTGCGCTTGTTGTGTCAGAATACAGTAATTTTAAGACTTTATTGTTGTCTGTGGCGTACAAATTGATTTTTCCACCAAAAGGAACAGAGGTCAAATATTCAAGATTACCCTGGCTGGTAACGAACCATCTCTTCTCAAAGAACACACACTGTATATACCTAGCTCCAGATGGTCCAAACGGGAAAGAACTGTTCACATAGAAATTAAACACCGCACAAAGGATGTTCTGGATCAGCGCCTGACCCCCAGATACAGGCTTGGAGAAGTCTATATAAGGGAAAATACCATCTAAAGAATCACTGATCTTGGTGGTGGTAGATCCAACCAAAGCATAAATGCCGTAATCGTTCATAAACAGCACTGATCTAAAGTAAGGGAATATGGCATAGATACGTTTAGTACCTATAGAGGCAGAGACGTTTGTGTTTGTGAAGACTGTAGCGCCAGTAGAGGTCACTTGGAGATCAGAAAACACGTTAATACTGTCATCTCCAAACACATACAGGAAGTTGTTTGCAGAGAGCAGCGCCTGAATGTTGCCATGCAAGGTGGAATCTGTAAGGTTAAAAGCCACTGCAGAGACGCTAGTGAAGTCTGTAGGGCTTGTAGAGGCAGATCCGTACACTGTCCTACCCTGTGCTACCCAAACCCGTCCTGAGAAAGTTGCAACGTCCACAATAGGGTCTAGAGCTACCACCGCCTTCGCGGTGGCTCCAGACCCAGTGCCTCCAGATATACTTACTGTGGGAGCAGAAGTATACCCAGTGCCTGGATTGTTCATAATCACCTGGCTGATTGCATTACCAGAGATGATTGCAGAGGCATTTGCACCTGTACCACCGCCACCCGTGATGGTCACATACAAATTACCAAACTGACCATACCCTGACCCACCATTTGTTACAAAGATGGACACTGTGCCGGTCTTGAAAGTAACGAGCTGGGCAACTGCTGCAGCGTTTGTGCCTCCACCGCCTGAGAAAGTGATGGTAGGCGCGTTGTTGTAGCCTGATCCAGCGTTTGTCAGGGTCACACTGTTAACAATACCTGTTGTTAGTGCAGCGTTAGCCGTGGCAGAAGTCCCACCACCGCCAGTAATAGAAACTGTAGGAGCAGTTAAATAGCCTGATCCAGGGTTGGTCACAGAAATAGCAACAACATTGCCCCCAGAAATGGTGGCAGACGCTAGAGCTGTTATACCTCCCACAACATCTGGGGTGGTAATCGTGACTGTAGGAACAGAAGTAAAGCCAGAGCCACCGTTAGTTACCAGGACGGATCTGACTCCTCCAGCTCCTGTCGTGATGGTAGCTACCGCGGTAGCCTGGACGTTGACCAGGTTGTCTGGTGCAGAAATGGTGACGCTGGGTGCAGAGGCGTAATTGATGCCTGGGTTTGTTATTGCAACTGAACCAACTGATCCAATAGGAATAAGCCCAGTAGCGTTCCAATCAAAAAGTCCCTTGTTTGGATCCCCAATAAAAAGATCAGTATTCTGATATTGAGCAGCAGAGACGTTAGCATTTGATAGAGTGCCTGTACTTGCAATAGTGACAAAATTATTCGATTGCAAGTCAAATGCTTGTAAACGTCCATCATTTTGTGCAGCAACAATGTAATCATCATTGATATTAGAAGAAGTCAAAAAAGTCACATTTGCAGTAAACACCACTGCGTTTGCACCGTTTTGTACGTTAGAAGAAGTGGGAATGATCCGCATATTGCCAGATCCCACCGGCATGGCATTCTCTAACCAGGAGAATTCATCCTTATCAATAGCCGTTCTGTTAGCCTTGGTGTTAAGACCCCTAAAGGCTTTGATGACCTGGTAGGATTTCTTCTGCTCTGCGGATGCCATTCTTAGCCTCCACTAGAGTAGGGGTCAGGAATGCGTCTAGTGAACGTACTGTTGAGGACGTTCAATATGTGTTTGTTATATTCTTGCTTAAATATCTCTGCCTCACCATAAGACTTCTCATAAAACTTGGCTTTGTAGGCAGCATAGTATTGGACTGATCCACTCCAAGGATCAATGATGGAGTCTGTTACGTTTGGCGTAGACAAAGACAAGGCTGTTGGTAAGATGTTGGTATCTACCTCAATAAAGTAAGACTGATCTGGTATGGGAGCAATGTAGACAGCTTGCTGACCGTACATAGAGAAACAAACAGGTCTACCCACATAATTCTGCCAGTAGCGCAGCTGGGCAGTAAAGTTTGACCAGGGTAAATACCTCAAAGGTATGCGACTATTTCCCCAGTACAGATTGACATTCACAACGTCATAGACATTGATGCCTTGGGGGAGAGCGTTGAACGGAATAATTTCACAATTGCTGACATATTGCAGCAATGCACTTCCATCTGCAAAAGGTGCAGAAGGTGGAAAGGGTGAAGATCCACTAGGATAAGCTGGAGCAGAGGTGCCAGAAGTCCCGCTCTGGGTATAGACGTAATTGAAGATGTTAGAAAAGACGTACTGACCAGCTGTTACCGCAGTGTTTCCCACCCAGGCTGTGGGTGATACACCAGTGAGAGACGTTGAGTTATATGCGAGGGGAGCGGTTGTAGTCTGTAAATTGCGTAGGCAGCCAGTGTCTCTTACAGTCCTTTGTCTTGCCTCATTGATGTAGTTTGTTAGCTGAGACTGTGTCCAGAAAACATTATTGACATCATGTAGCAAGTTTTCAACTTGTGATAAATAATCATTGAGCGTTGCCATTGATGGTCCATAGTTATGCTACCCGTTTTACAGAGGGTCTTCCCCCCACGTTCTTCTCAGAACGCAGAGGAATCGCGCCTACAGCCGAGGGTAACGAGCTGTTTGTTACTGGTCTATCGTTTGTAATCACAAACCGATCTAACATCTTTAATCCTTCTTCTAATTCGCTGTGGAGTTTAATCCACCCGTGACGAACTAGGATATGCTCTCGGTCATTTAAACCGAAACCAAACAACTGTCTAGCCCCAGACTCTGGCAGCTCGACAGGAATATTCTTTTTGAAGTCGTAGAGAACCCCGTCATACCCAATGGTAAGAGGAGTATCTCCACGATTCGTTACAAATACACTCATTAGAATGAAACAACATCACCATAAACAGAAACAGTTACTGTAGCAGTACCGTTACCTTGGGTCACATTGACATACAAGGCAGAGGTTGTCGCGCCAGACACCGCAGTGTTTGAGAGATAAGGTTGTGCAATTGTCAGATCTTGGTATCTACCAGCTGCAGTAATGTTTGCAAGTGCTACGTTTGCAACAATTGCATTGCTCGCATTTGCATCTGAGCTGGTGGTAATCGTCACATACGCATTGTTAGAACTAGCTGTTGGATTGCTAATTGTTACTCTGCGTACAATGACAGCCCCAGAACTTGCTACATTTCCACTGTTTGTTAATCCACCATTTATAAGTGGAATTGCAGCCACCGCGTTACCAGTGGTTGCAAGTGAAACAACTGTAGCGACACCAAGCCGACCATTGCCAAATGAATCTAAATACAGTTGTGCAACTGCGTCAGCGTTTGCCATGATCTACTCCTTATGATGCGTTGTATGTGCCAGAAACATTCTGTCCACCAGATACGGTCAACAATGTGACTGTAGCATTTGTAACAGATGAATTGGCAAAGACGTTAACACCGTCAGAAATAATCATACCACCCGTGTTGTTAGCCAATACCGTAGACACCGCTGTGATATTTCCATTTGTGTTAACTGCAGATGTAGCCTGGATGGTTACGTTAGCAGTAGGGAACACAATGTAAGTACCAGCGGGGATCACGTTACCGACAGTTGTGGCGGGCGTTGTTGTGATAGTTAAATACGCGCCAGGCGTATTTGCTACAGCGTTTGCAAGGATAATTTTATTAAATGCTAATGCCATTTTTTATTCTCCTTATAGTGACAAGTAGTTGTAGCCGGTGATCTTAGACATTGACTTGGGCTTCACAGACACCAATTCAGCGATCATAAGAACAGCACCAACATAACCGATTTGCCAATTTGGTAAGGTGGACTCGAATCCTGTGAATACAAATGAACCTTGCTCATGGATATAGAGCGACAAGTAGTTTGTATTCAGGAAGTACACTGTACCTTCTGGGCAATAAGGATCTGGATAAATTGGAACACCAGCAACCATCAAAGCGCGGAAAGCAGCTTGAGGACCGTTGTTGTCACCATCAAAACCAGAGCCTGGGGTAATAACATATTGCTCTTGACCTACGAAGTCTTGAGCCAACAATGTCCAAGTACCAAAACCGCAAACACCGAATGAGGGCATTTCTGCACCTTTTTTCACTGTTCCAGAGATGTATTGGAGAATGTTTTGTCTTGTGGGGTTTACGTTACCAGCTGCGTAAACCTTAGACTGCCACCAGGTGTAAGTAGAGCGGTTGATGTTACCGTATGTTGTTTGGTAAGTTGCTCCACCTGTACCGTCATCCACAGCAGCGGGCAAACCGATGAACTGTTGATTGTTGGTGGTGTTGTTGTAGAGAGCTGTTG